CCGAAAAAGAAGCTTTGCTGTGGGTGCTGGGCATCTTGGGCAGCCTGTGCGCTGCTGCCATCACGATCGACAAGGTGCTGGAAATCATCCATAAGTACATCAAGAAGGCACAGGAGCCGGACAACGCGCAGAACAAGCGGCTGGATGAGCTGGACAAGCGCGTCGGCACCTTGGAACAGGGGCAGCTCCAGCATACACAAGCCCTTGCAAGAGACCTCCGGCGATTTGACGGCATTGACGAAGAAATGCGACTTGTCCTCGTTGGCGTGCAAAACCTTTTGGATGCGCAACTATCCGGCAACAACCGGGAAGGTATGAAAAAAAGCAAGACCGACATTAACAATTATCTGCTGAAAGGAGTAACCAATCATGAAAGCAATCCTTAACACCATTCTCACCCCGCTGCCCGCGTGGCTGGCGCTGGTGCTCATCGTTGTGGGCGCTGTGTCGCTTGTGCTGGGACTTATCCGTCTGGGCTACGGCGCAGCGGTCAAAACGCTGGTGCTTGACCTCATCGATCAGGCAGAGCGAGAAATTCAGGGCACCAAGCGCGGCGCAGAGCGCAAGGCGTGGTGCGTCAAGATGCTGCACCACTATCTGGACAACAGTAAGTGGGGTAAGCTGGTCAGCTGGGCAATTACCGAGGAGACCATGAGCAAGGTCATCCAGTTTTTCTTTGACCGGGCAAGAGCAGCCCTGCAAAAGCAATAAGGAGGATATCATGGCAAGCACTACATACGAGCATTTTTCCGGGTATGGCGAAACGGTGACAAAACGTCACCAGTTTGCCAGCATTGGCAATATGGTGCGCAACGCCGGACAGCTGCCGCAGCCTTTTTGGCTCGGCGGTGCTGCCTGTGGCGGCGGCTCGCGTAGTGCTGCCCGCTGCGCTGCAAGGACTTGACCGACAGCAGATGACCGTAGCCATCAAAAACGCACCGCTTGGGAGGGTAGACCGTAAGATAGCCTTACTGCGGTACGTTGAGCGGCTTCCGCTGCCGGACATTGCAGCACAGACACATTACAGTCGGACAGCGATAGGTTACCGGCTGAAAGGCATTGAAAAAATGCTGGATGTGTGATATACTATTTGTACCGTCCGAAGTAGAGTACACACACTTCGGAGAAATGTGTACAGAGAGCCAGCGGAAGAACGTTTACCCGCTGGCTTTTCTTTTTGCACGAATTATGGTATAATAATCTTAACAAATCCTCCCGGCCTCTCGAAGAAGCGCATTAGGGTGGATGTCTGATACAGTCTCCCGCCCGCCTACTTGCAGTGCGTACCATGCGGGAGGCGCTTTTATATGGTGATGCTTATGAGCAATACAAAAGAAGAACGGCTTGCAAGAATTGCAAAATATTATACCACTTTTCACCTGTTTGGCGATTGGTATCTTATTCGGTATTGGCCTAGACACTGCCATAGCTGGAAGCGATTTATTCCGCTGTATACTCCTACGCACATAAGCTGATAAGCAAAAAATCCCCTGCTTTGCCGAAGCCCTGCGTGCCACACGGGGTACTTTGTAGGCAAAGTGGGGGATTTTGTTTTATTCGCACTAGTTTTGTCGAAACTCTTGTCTTGCAAGTCAAAACGTGATATTTTATTTTTGCTTCCAATGTGAAGCCCTTAACAGTTAAGCGCTCATGCGGATTTTTCCGTGTGGGCGCTTTTCTTTTTTTTGCTCACAGTAAGCAAGCTCTAATCAAGCTCTAATCAAGCTCTAACCAAGTTTTTTTGTCCTTCATTTGACGTTCGTTGTCCTTCGATTTTTGCTGATGCGGTACACTGGATGCACAAGGAGGGATGTATTATGAGCTATTATCCGACACCCGGAACGCCTTACGTTCCACAGCAGCCTGTCAATCCTTACGGCGGCATGGGCACAGTTGGGCTTGCCGCTCCTCTGCAAAACGCACCGATGCAGCAGGCACAACCGCAGCGTCCGCAGCCAATGAATGGGCAACAGCCTGTTCAGCAGTCGGCGCAGGACGGCGGCTGGCTGCTTGGCAGACCTGTTTCCAGCAGGGAGGAATTTCTGGCAATTCCATCTGATCTGTACGGAAGATGGACGTATTGCCCGGATTTGCGTAGTGGGGTCATCTACTGCAAACGTCTGAACCCAAACACTTGTGAATCTGACGTGTTAGAGTTTTACAGCCCGGAAGCATGGCGGCAAATGCAGGCGCAACAGGCGCAGCAGACCGCTGCACCGACACAGCAGTATGTGCCTGTTGAGCAGTACGATGCCATCGTGCGCCGGCTGGATGAGCTGGAAAAATGGCAGAAGAGCTTCTCGAAGCCCTCTGCCGCAGCGAAGAAAGGAGAATAAGCGATGCCCTCTCCGTTTGATATGATTACTCACAGCCCTATCATGCAGCTTGCAAATCTGGCTCGTGCCGGACAAAACCCGATGGGGCTTATCCAGCAGTTGGGTGGGCAGAGCGCTCCCATTATGCAGGGCTTGAACCTGATTCAGGGCAAAAACGAAGCGCAACTCAGGACGATGGCGCAGAACCTCGCCAAAGAGCGTGGCATCGACCTGAACCAACTGGCAAGCGCCCTGAATCTGACGCTGCCCCGATAAAGCATCCCTCTAAGCGAAACGCTTCTCAGTTTTGCGGACTTGACAAAAACCGCTTTTGTTTGGCTTCGCCCATCGCATACGGCGATGGGATGGCATAACGCAAAACGAAAGGAGTTTTTTTATGGACGATTTTGCAACTGGCTATCTGGCTGGGCAGGATGGCGGCAATAACAACGGCGGATTCTTCGGCAACGAGGGTCTTTGGGCTGTTATTATCCTCGCCATTATCTTCGGCTGGGGCACAAACGGCTATGGCCGGAACGGTGGTGACAACGGCATGAACGCCTACATCCCCTATCTGGTCGGCACTGGCGCAACCGGGCAGGGCGGTAACGACACCCGCGCGGCTCTGTCTGAGGGCTTCTACCAGCAGGATACCTCCCGCTCTCTGGCGGGCATCCAGAGCGGTATCTGCTCTCTGGGCTATGACCAGCTGGCGCAGATCAATGGCATCAACGCCAACATCGCGAACGGCTTTGCGGGCGTGAACAGTGCCATTTGTCAGCTTGGCTACCAGAACGCACAGCTGGTGAACGGTCTGGAACGCAGCGTGTCCAACGGTGACAACGCCATCAACCTTGCCATCATGCAGGAGGGCAACGCACGGCAGTCTGGTCAGACCGCACTTGCCACGCAGCTGGCGTCTTGCTGCTGCGAGAACAAGCAGCTGATCGGCGACCTGAAGTACACCATCGCAACGGAGGACTGCGCTACCCGGCAGGCTATCGCAGACAATACCCGTGCAGTTATCGACAACTGTAACGCAAACTACCGCGCTATGATGGACTACTTCACGCAGGATAAGATCGCCACCCTGACCGCTGAGAACCAGAACCTCAAGTTCGCCGCTTCTCAGGATCGTCAGAATGCGCTTCTGACCACCGTGATGTCCCAGCAGACTGATACCATCCTGAACCGTGTCAATCCTCGTCCGATTCCCGCTTATCAGGTGGCAAACCCCAACGTGGGCGTGAACTGCTGCGGCTGCTAACCAACACACTCCCCGATAACACCGGGTGAACTATCGGGGCAGGGGTAAGACACCTCTGCCCCTGATTTTTTAGGAGGAAAACATTATGGCTTGCAAAACAAGCTGCCGTCTGTGCCCGCATCTCGTCATCTCGGATGCGGTGACGTTCGCCAATGACACGCTGACCATCAACATCCCCGCTGGCGCATACCAGAACGGAGAGAAGTATTGCATCGTGGTTGCCCAGAGCATCCCGGACACGACCACCATCAACGCCCCTGTGGTCATTACCATCGGCGCAGGTACGACCGCATACCCTCTGACCGACTGCAACTGCGCTCAGGCAACCGCTGAGAGCATCCACACTCGCACTCGCTATGCTACCCGCGTTGCAACGTCTGCGACCGGCACCGCTACGTTCAAGTATCTTGGCTGCTTCTGCCGTTCCCACGCTGATGCGCCCGCGTCCATTTCTTAAGGAGGTATAGATTATGGGCAAGACTAATTTTCGCCGCATGATGATGCTCCGTGAACACGACAAAAGCCGTGAGCCGGGGCGCGACCGACTTGAGGAAGAGCGTGACCGCAGGGAGCGTGAGATGGAACGCCGCCTGCGTAAGCTGGAAGATGGCAACGACCGCTATCCCTACTATCCGCAGGAGGAAAACCGCTACATCGACCCATACCCCATCCCCCGCTATCCTGACGTAGAGTATGCGCGCAAGATGCCGCAAATCGGCTTCTCGCAGAACGGAGACTGGTATAAACGGTCTGGGCAATACGAACGTGGCGGTGCGGACAGCCGCTCCATCAAGATGCCGCGCCAGCACCTCACCCACGATGAAGCAGAGGAATGGTGCGACAGCATGGTGAATGCTGACGGTACGAAGGGCTGTCACTGGACGCTGGAACAGACGCAGGACGTTGCGAAACAGCGCAATATTACCTGTGACCCGAACGATTTCTGGGCTGTCATGAACATGATGTACTCGGATTATTGTCAGGTCGCAAAGCGTCAGTCCGTTGACACTCCGGGCTTCTACGCTGACATGGCAAAGGCGTTCCTTGAGGACGCAGATGCCGCAGATGGCAAGGCATATCTCTACTGGGATTGCATTGCTGATAAGTAAAACGACACCCCTGTGTAACCACTAATGGCTACGCAGGGGTGTTTGCGCTTATCGAATTATCGTTATTCCTCTGTCTTTCATATACTCGATAAAATCTTCTGCTGGCATTCTCTCTGAAAGTTCTTTCATTGTGTATTGGCGAGTTTCTTCAACCCAATATTTTCTTTCTTCAATGTCAGATAAGTCGTGGACTGTATACCATTGTGTTTTTGAACTATCAAGACCATTTGAAAGAAACTGGACTTTGAACCAATTTGGACGTTTTCTTCGTTCAAACCAGTTCAATTCAGAAAATTTTATCCACGCAATGTTTTTATAACTTCCCTCTTTTTTTCCTTTGCTATTGAAATCATTTTTTATTTTCTTTAAGTAGAAATAGTTTGTTTTTACGCATTGGCTCGGCATATATCTTATACGCCAATCTTTATCTCGAAAGACCATCTTACCTTCGTATGTGTTACCGCTTGTCCCATTGAGATACCAGTGTAATTCGTAGTGCCCTAACACTTTTTGTTCCATGTCGTCCACCGTTTCAATATTTCACAGGCGGTTCAGGCAACGGCATCCAGTATGTTATGTTATGGATTCTGCCCTCGTCATCCCGCCACTCTTTGAACTGCTCATCGTAATTTGCTATAACAATATCGAAGGTAGATTCATCAAATCCGATAACACGCGGGTCTGTATCTCCCGGAACACTATTCTTTGCACAAATCCACGGGCTTGATATTGGCACGTTTGATACATCGTAAGCACAATACCCAATGCACTGCGGATTGCCGTACTTCTTCATGTAATCTTCATTTCCGATTCGAGCCGCACAAACCATGTGGACATTTTTCCAACCGACACGGTCATCGTCCGTTGATTCGCTGTCGATAATAATATCTTCTGGGTCTAGTACTTTTCTTCCGATTGCAAGATTCCAGCTATTTGCAACATACTGTTTCATTTGCCATTCGTTCAGAAAAGTTTTTGCTTCTTTCATGGCATCTGCCAAAGAGCCACGATGAGGTCTATAAGCAATCATAGGCCAACCCTCCATACAACTTGGCGTTTATCTTTCAATCAATTCCTTGATATACAGCGTCTCAAATTTTGTTAGATGGGGATACTCGCTTCGAGCCATCTTTTCTGCTTGCTCTTCAACACTTAGAATACTTTCAAAATCATCATTTACACTAATGGTGTAGCACATACACTCCTGTTCATGCTTATCATTCCAACCTTCAAAAAGAGCAACAAACTTTTTCATAATGTATCTCCCCTTAAATCTCAGCTTTTATCGGCGTTCACAAGCGTTCTTAATGCAACAATCCCCATTGAACACGCTTCATACTTCTGCACATCATTTTCGTCAAAGCAGTTAAATCCAGCTCTCATATCAGAAAGTGTATGAATCGCATCCCAAACTTCTTCTTCGGTGTATTTATATGCCATATCTATTCAACCCCTTTTGAAACTTAACTTTTATCGTCAATCCTCCAAGAAATCCTCCAACTCAATCTTCCCCTCTGCCGCAGCAACTGCCAGAGCGTAAACAAACTGCCCAATCGTCATTCCATGCCGCCGTGCTTCGCGGTTGATATACTTTCGCTCTTCCTCGCTCATAAGGATAGTAATGCGCTTGGAACGCTTTCCATCACCGCTTGCAACACCCTGATGCGATTCCGGCATCGGGATTTTTTTCTTTGTCAAGCCAGCTTCGGCTAGTGCGCCGGGAACATCGCCCTGTTCGATAAGACGTTGAACTTCCCTCGCCTGTTTCAGCTTCTTTGGCTTGCTTTCGCTTACTACGGCGTTATTCGGCTGTGTTTCGCTGCCTTTGGCTTGCTTCGGCTTAATACTGTTTAACTGCGCTTCATTAGGCTGTGCATGGCTGTCTGTGGCTTCGCTTGGCTTAATCTGTGCTTGTTCGGCTTCGTTCGGCTTTGCTTGGCTTACTTCTTCTTCCTTTGACTCACTTCGGCTTAATGCCTGTTCCGAAAAAATAGGCTGGAAATCAAATCCGCCAAGCAAACCTGTGGATTTTTTGCTGGTTGATTTCACTTTTCTTCCTCCGTTTGGACATGTAAGCCTAAGTCTTTTCTATTCCTAAGCTCTTCATGGCGGTATGTTTCAAATTCTTCGATGTCTGTTTTCATATAATTTTTCAAACGTCTCAAAACGCTTGCAATAACGTCAAAGCTTTCCATTTTTATCCTCCTCTACAATTTTCTTCGCCAACGCCTTGAAATCCTCTGCGCTGGTGCTCTTTGCCGTGTCACCGCTAAACAGGCTGTGCCGCTCTGCCTGCGCCTTACGAACGCCCATAGACGGTCTAATCTTCACGTCCAGAAGGGTTGTCCCCATGTTCTGTGCAATCACAGGAAGCTGCTCAACGACCTCTTTGGACAAGTTCTCACGGCTCTTGTACTGGTTCAGGAGCAATCCTTCAATCTTCAAAGTCGGATTGAAGTATCTGCGAACATCGCCGATGGTCTGCGAAAGCTGGCTCAAACCAGCCAGTGCGTAACGGTCTGCTGTGATGGGAACGATGATGCTGTTGGCGGCGATCAGTGCGTTCACAAGCGCAAGACCAAGCTGCGGGGGAGTGTCCAGCACAATGTAATCATACTGCTCAGACACGCTTTCAAGGGCTTCTCGTAGCCGGAAGTTCTTGCCCATGTCCCGGACAAGCTGCTCGTCAATGTCCTTCAATGCGTTGTCGGACGGAAGAATGTCGCCAGCTTCGCAGTGCTGGATTCCTTCCTCTACCGTTCCTTGCCGGGTCATCACATCAAACAGGGTGCATACGTCCTCTGTCTGTGCGCCGTAGGTGTCCGTTGCGTTGCACTGGGCATCGCAATCCACCAGCAGGACTTTCTTGCTAAGCAACTGCAACGCACCAGCCAGACAGGTGCTTGTGGTGGTTTTTCCTGTGCCGCCCTTCTGGTTGGCAACAGCTATGATTTTTGCCATTTTTATTCTCCCCAGTCTATAAAATATCCGTTGTAAACGAACTCTTTCGCTGCTTTACCAGCTTCGATCAAAGCTTTCCCGGCTTCAATCGCTTCGTCAGGCGTTAGTTCGCTATAGCTTTTCTGCGGCAAAACCCTTACAGAAGCCTGATTTCCATGATGATTGAACTGAAACTGATAATCAAACTTCTTTTCAAGGTCAAGTTCTGCTTTATTCAGAACGGAGTAGGGAATTTTTGCCATTTTATCACTCTTTCTTTATTCTTTCGGTGGTTCTGGTAACGGCATCCAATGCGTCACCCCGTTTAGTGTTTCTCTTTCGCCAAATTTATCGATATAATTTGTTTTCCATGAATCTGAGCAAATTCTTCCATCACTTAGATAGGCTATTTTTTTGCAGTTTCCGTCTAGCACAAGAACATCGATTAATTTTTCTGGTAAACGGTCTTTTACATTTATCCATCTTGCAATACTAAGATCATCGACTTCTCGAACTTTATTTAACCTACTTCGTAATGTTCTGTATGATGTTTCTTTGTTGTCATAGACTTTATCGACACCAATCATCGGCTCATACATTCCGCAGCGAATCCATTCTTGCTGATAAAATTCATCTGCGTCAATCAGTCTCATGCCTTCTCCTTTCTGCTTAATGTGCTACATCTGGCTGCTCTTGCAAGGCTTCAATGGAATAGAACGCTGGCATATACCTGTCTACGATACCCGCCTTGTCCACGCTTCTAATCAGATAACCAACAGGTCTGTCCGGGAACGGAGACCTGTCCAAAGACAAGATGTCATTGTATGCAGCCTTCACCGTGTCGTAGACAGCTTCTCTGCGTCTTGGCAGCTTGATTTCAGGATGCTCTTTCTTCATCCACTTCTCAACTACCTTCGCCACGTCAATGCAGTCCTGCTTTTCCAGTCCGTCACACACAGACCAGTCGAAATCCTCATATCCGCTTCTGCGGGGCTTTCTGGCGGCTTTTTGAGGTTCGGTCAACACTTCGCTTGCCTGTGCTTCAATCAACGTCTCAGACGCTTTAATTTTTGGTTTAAACTTGACTGCCACAGCCTTTCGTGCCACAAGGACTGGTTCGTAGGTCACAACAATGTCAGACACAGCATTGATTTCATCCACCGCAACGTCAAGCACTCGCTTGCGAAGGTTCTTGTAAACGTCATAGCTGGCTTCCATCGCACCGAGCTGCTCTCTCAACTTCTTCAGACTGATTTCATGCGGTTTGTTGTCCATATTCAACCAGTCCCGAAGAATCGAGTAAAGCAAGATGCTATACTGTGACTTCATCCGTGACGTGTAACGCAGCCGATACCGAACATATCCGCTTTCGGCTATGTCAAAGAAGATAGGGCGCAGGTCAGGGTTGCAGGTGATTGCTACAACGTAAGACCTTGTTTCGGGCACATAGTCCAGTTTTGCCCTCGTAAACAAGACAAAGCTTTCAAACGTGCCTTTCTCCTTGTCAATTGGAATCGACACCGTATTGCCAAGAAAGTGCTTGATCTGCGGCTCAATCCTTCTTGCATCAAGGCTTTTCAGCCCAAGAAGCTCCCTATATTCCGCCAAAGTGAACTCCACACGGCTGCTGCTTGGGTCTCTCGGATTTATTCTTGATAGGTAAACCTCCAACAGCCGAAGTTCTCCTGCGGTGTAGTCCCTGAACTTCGCCCAAACAAGGGACTTGCTTTTCTCGACAAGGTTATTGTCTGATATTTTTGGCATCTGCTCACTTCCTTTAATGGTCTGAAAACAGTATACCACAAGTAGGGGGACGTGTCAACTATTTTCGTCCCCCATGACTTGTCTTTTTGTCCCCCATATCCTCGTCATTTTGTCCCCCATGACTTGTCAAAAAGTCCCCCATGCTTTGTCATTTCGTCCCCCATCTACATATTATATATTAAACAAGAAATAAACAAGAGGTTAAATATCATCGTTAAATAGTCGATGACGATAATTTTCAACAATTTCTTTATTTTTCCATTCCAGTTTGTTGATAATTCAAGCTGTCAATTGCTGAATAAGACTGTATCGGCGATGAAGCAACCTTCCATTATCCGTGTCAAACGTGGACAGATTGTGGATAGGTGTACAAAAAGTGGATGAGAAAACTTTTAATTCAATGCTATGGGGGACAGATTGACAAGCCGACAAATCGCAAGCAATAGATTAACGATAATACGTTATTTATTCCGCGCGAATGTTGTCGATTTACAGCCTATGGGGGACGGATTGACAAGGTAAAGGTATACCTAATCTGCATGAAACGTGTACAAAAAGTGGATGAACGAGGACAAAATGTTCCGCAAAAACTGCGATAATTCGACAATCAGCGCAAAATGTTTTCTTCGTTGATGGTATACGAATCGTTTCGCTTCATGGCCGCAGCTTCCCCACAGTCCTGTGCCTGATATAAAATCTGCATATTGGGTTGTGTTCCGTCTGGGTCTGGGTCAGTTTTGGTTGCCTGCGCCATTTCATAATGACCTGTGACGGTGCGGCAGACGGACACACGATCACGCAAAGTCGTGTGAAGGTTTGCTACCATTTCGCACAGAGCGGCAAGGTAATCTGAGCCGTGATTGCCATAGATCAGATAGCACAGCAGGTCGATTTCTTGCGAATGGGCTTCTTTGATATGCTCTATCAGCGTATCTCTTTTTCTCTCGGTACTGGCATCGCCAGCCAGACTTTCCAATAATCCGGGATGCAAACAAGTGTCTATGTACGGCTTGACCGCAACACCGCAGCACACGAACCACTTTATGATAGTAGAAGCATCTGGAGTCATTGTCCCTTGCTCATAACGAAAAATGGATGTCCGGCCTACACCCATTTTGTCCGCAAGCTTCTGTTGGCTAAGTCCGGATTCTGCTCTTGCCATCTCTAACGCTTTTGCCACTCGTATCCTATAATCATCCATAAATACCCCTCTTTCGACAAAATGATACAAATGTAAAGGAATTTAACTGATATATTGTTCAAAATGTGAAACAATAATTGAAAAAAGTCGCTATTTCATTGAAACAGCGAGATGTGATATAACTGTATTGTCAAAAAATTCCAAAGAGGAGTGGAACAAAAATGAAAGAAACTGTAATCTGGAACCATGAACGTATGCCGATCATCGACGGAATGCCTGCCAGTGTTCCCGATGGGAAGCCGCACACACCTGAACCGTGGGAGGAAAGCTAATGAACCGAACCGTAGATGCTCTGATTGTCCCATACGCTCGCAGACGGACGCTGGAGCTTGTCCTGAGCCTTTCTGGGTACGAGGCTGATAAAGATGCTTACCTCGAAGCAAAAGGCGTTCTGGAACGCGCCATAGCCGCCTTAGACGATGGGCGCGACCCGGCAGACAACATCGAACGCATTGACGGACAGCTCGTAGAGCTGTGATTGGAGGAAAGATGGATAGGCGTTGCCCCTTTTGACTTGAACACTCGTGGCTTCCCTGATGTGAAGTAATGGATGTGAAGAAAACGTTCGATTTTTACAAAGTTGTTCAAAAGACATTGACTTAACAACTAGAAGATGTATAATCGTATCAAATGAACATCTGCATTTACCGATCGGGAGGATATGCCACAATGAGTGAACAGGAAAGAGCCAAGATTGACCGATTTATTGCATGGCTGCTGGAACACCCTGAGAAGATTCCGGCGGCAAAAGAAGCAATAACCAATGCATGACAAAACCCCTTGCGCATAAGGCTACCGAAAGCCCGGCGCAAGGGGTTTTATTTGTACCGGGTCAATCCTTACAGACTTTCATCAGTTTTAAGAACCGGCTAGAATCGGAATTTACAGTTTCGCTTCCGTGATGCCCATCTTCATACGTCACATAAAATGTGACGCTGGTTTTAGATTTTGCGGATGCTGCACCGTAAACAGCACCGGGCAATCCAGCAATTGAACTGCCAATGGCAGTACGGATGGCAGCACTCCCTGCCTTTTTGCTAGTGTTGGAAACAATAATTTTTGCTTTTACAGGGTTATGCGCAGCCCTGATTTCTTCTCTTTCCTGCGCCGCTTCCATTTCTGCTTGAACTTTTTGTGCTTCTTTTTTGGCTTTTCTTTCTGCTTTTGTGCCAAAGCAGGCCTGCCACTTGTAACAGCAAAGAACAATTCCAGCAATACCAACAATAGCACTGGGTGTCCCATGCAGGCTGCAAGAAAAAACAAGCAGTCCAATGCCGCCAAAGAAAACTGCCTTATCTAAGCCCGTTCCTTTCATTGGCATCCCCTTCACATCGTTTTAATAAGCTTCATCAAAGCTTCACGCTTTTCTTTCGGCATCTCTACTAGCTTCTGCTCAATCCATTTAATATCCGCGTCAACTTCAATTTGCGGCTGCTGGGGCGGGTTTTCTTTTTGGTTGCCAGTCAGTTCTTCAACTGTAACGCCTAGCGCGTTGGCTACTGGCGAAAGCATTTCATCTGGAAAATCCCTGTCGGTAGTAAGCATTTGAGAGATATAACCTCTGCTTTTTCCGATTTCTCTGCACACAAAGGATATATTGACACCCTTGTCGGCAGCGATTCTTTTGGCTCGCTCCACATTGCGCATAGAAAAAGACCTCTCTTTTTGTGCAAATAGCCAAATGTTCACAAAATTGAAAATTGACTATTGAAAAATAGCCACTTGGCTAGTATAATATGAAGCATAGGGCAAACAAAAACTAAGACCCCTGACAAATCTATCGGGAAGTCGCTAGAAAATGTTCACTTTGTACTTCGCAACTACATAGTAGCATATTTTCTAGTAAAATGCAAGCCCAGAAAGGAGAATGGCTAGTGAATCTTTCTAAAATCGACGAGTTTCGCAAGTTACATGGTCTGTCTCGTACTGACTTGGAAGTAGCCGCTGGTTTAAGCAACGGCGCACTGGGCAAGTGGGAACGCTCCGCAAATGGGCCGAGCATTCGACAGCTTGTGAAAGTTGCTGATTACTTCCGTGTGTCGGTAGACGCTTTACTTGTGAGGGACAAGCAGTAAGTCATAAGAAAGGATTAAAAATGAACGACATTATTTTATCCATGCAAAATGGCGAGCCTGTGGTTTCCAGCCGTCAGATTGCAGATAGCTTCGAGAAGCGTCATGACCATGTGATGCGTGACATCGAAGACATTATGAGGGGTCTCCCCAAAAATGGGGACACCCCCATGTTCTACAAGACCGAGTACGTCCATGAGCAGAACGGCCAGAGCTACCCCATGTATCTGATGAACCGTGACGGCTTCACCCTGCTGGCTATGGGTTTCACCGGAAAGGCTGCTCTCGAATGGAAACTGAAGTACATTGCAGCGTTCAACGAAATGGAAAAGAAGCTGGCTGAAAAACCGCAGCTTACCCGCTCGCAGCTCCTTGCAACTGCACTGATCGCAGCGCATGAGGAGCTGGAAGAGAAGGACAAGCAGATTGCAGAACTTACGCCGAAGGGCGTTTTTGCTGACGCGGTGAGCGCTAGCAAAAAGAGCATTTTGGTTGGCGAAATGGCAAAGTTGCTGTCTCAGAACGGCATTAACATCGGTCAGAACCGCTTGTTTGACTGGCTACGCCGGAATGGCTATCTCATCAAAGACCCGAAACGTAGCGATTACAACTTGCCGACGCAGCGGAGTATGGAGATGGGGCTGTTTGAAATCAAAGAAACCACGATTCAGCACAGCGACCACATTTCTATCAACCGCACTCCAAAGATTTCCGGTCGTGGCCAAGTCTACTTCGTAAACCTCTTCTTGAAAGCAAAGAAAACCCAGAAAGCGGAGGACTGAACATGGAACAGATCATCACCTTAAAGGTAGACCTTGAGCACCCTGATGAAGCCAAGTTTGCCATTGACGCTGCGGTTGAGGCCTACGAGGAAAGCAAAAAGTGCTGGGATGCCTTTGAAATCAACAAAGCCAAAAGCAAAGCACGAGCCATTATGTACAACCTGTGCAGTGAAGGCTACAGTATGATATGGACGGTCACGGATGGCGCTGTCGGCCTGACAATCTGGACAAATTTTAAGGAGCCTTGCGTTGGCCAGTGCTATATGCCAAAAGAAAGCCTGTTTGACATCTGGGTCGAAAAGCTAGTTGCGCTGTGCATTGCCACAGGTCAGGAAGTCCCGAAGTTCATCACAGATAAGGCTGGTGAGTGCTGGTGATGAAATTTCGTAAAGCGCAAAGCCGCAAGCGCAGACTAAAGCTGGCAATGGCAGCTGGCGTATCCAGAAACGATGCCAACAAGGTGCTGTGGATGGAGAAATCCATCAACCAGTGCTTTGAACGGCATAACAGAGAAGCCAGACTGAAAGAGAGTGGTCGCATTGGAAGAAAAGTACTGTGAGCGCTGCGGCCTGTATCTTGGCGTGGTCAGACCGACAAGAAAGTATTGCTCAGAATGCAAGCGGAAAGTTGACAAAGAGCGTGACAGGAAGCACAGGAAGGCTGGAATTACATTCAAGCCACGTAAGGCGTTCTGCGCATACTGCGGCAAGCCTATGCTGAAAAAAGTAGCATCGCAGAAGTACCACAATGGATGTGCCAAAAAAGCCTACAACGCAAAGGCGAACCTGAACGCGAAGTCAGCGTACAAAATCAAACAGCAAGAAAAGAAAAAGCTGGAAAAGACATTTCCATCCATCGGAGAAGTACAAGCCCTTGCGGACAAGCTGGGCAAGCATTACGGCGAGGTGTCAAAGATGCTTGCAACAGGGGAGTTGACCTATGAACGGTAGATACTACGGAAAGCGGGAAATCCGCTGGCACAAACGCGAGATGGAACGGCTGGAACACATCAAAAAAGAAAGAGTGAACAAAAATGAAAAGAATCAAGGTAAGAATCACATTCATCGAAGCAGTTCTTGGCACTTGGCCTAGCAACCAGAACATCGCGCGAGAGTTCATCGCCAGCAAGTCCCCTGATGCAAACACCATCGAGGACGAAGTTGCCGCTCTGGGCGCTGATGCTGTGGCAGATAAAGGCATGACCGTGTTCCCTCGCAACGAGAACGGCGAACCCATCTTGTATGACTATCAGATCAAGGGCTTTTTCAAGGATTCTTGCGGTATGCTGGGTCGTATCGGCGGCAAGACCGAAACTGGCAAGAAGAAAGCCGTCAACGAATCCGGCAAGCTGACAGCCTACAAGAAAGTCATTGATGGTCTGATTTTCGTTCAGCCCCGCATGATTCCCATTCATGTGAATGGTGAGATTACCGAGTGCCAGCGTCCTCTCCGTGCCCAGACGGCACAGGGCGAACGTGTAAGCCTTGCCAACAGTGAGCAGATTCCCGCTGGTTCGACCTGCGAGTTTGAAATCGTTCTTCTGGATGATTCTCACGAGAAGGTCGTGCGTGAATGGCTGGACTACGGTGCTCTGCGTGGTATCGGCCAGTGGAGAAACAGCGGCAAAGGCCGCTATACCTACGAAATCCTCAATTAACCGCTATGGCGGGGTAGGGCTGTGCTGCACTCGGCGCGGAACGGCAACGGCATAGTGACGATTGGCTCAGAAATGCTAAGGCAACGCTTGGAGACGAAGCGACTTGAGCGGCAACGGCGATGCGCTGATTTGATGAGACCTGCAAAGGCATGGAAGAGCGTGGAAGAGCAAGGAACAGCAACGGCTATGTATGCAAGGCGTAGAATTGACTAGCGAAGGCAACGAATAGTATAGAGAAGAATCGAGTTGCGATGGCATAGATATGAAGTAAATAGTTCTGAGTAGCAACGGCACAGCATAGAAGAGCAAAGCAATGGCAAAGCATAGCATAGACGCGTTCTGCAATAGCGAAAAAATAAACGAAAGGGGATAGAAATGAAAGCACTTATAGAAATTATTCTGATGTGGAGCGCTGCTCTTGCAGTAGTGTTGGCAGCGTTCCTTTTGAACCTGTGGCTAGTGCATCTTGTTGAATTACTGGTCGGCGCAAAAGGAACATGGGGAATCATCGTAGTGGCTGCCGTAATGGCAACTGGCTGGATTTTAAGTTTTGGAAGCAAAAAGGAGAACCAATGAAAACTTTGAAAGGAATGGCGCTTTCCATGCTTGGTCTGGTCGCGGCAATTGCGGCGGTTGGCTGCGGCGACACGATTCAGGGATGTCAGACCACAGCGCAGATGTTTGGCTGGGTAATCGTGTCGTGTGGGCTTCTTGCAACGGCTATTGTCTTGTGTGCGCTGTCTGTCAGTGCAGAAGAGGACGAACGCAGCGAGCGGGAATGCCGCAAAATCAAGCGTGTTGCCCACTACACCAACGAGTGGAGGGATGCACGATGAAATGCCCGATGTGTGGTAGTGACAACATCACAACGGTTGACAGCCGGTCAGACCATGACAGCATCGTTCGCAGAAAAAAGTGCCTTGCCTGTAACCATCGGTGGTCTACTATCGAAATTGACAAAGACCAGTGGTACAGTGCATTGCAAATCAAAGAGGAACGTAAGAGAGGGAGACCAAAAGATGATTAACCTTGACAGATTCGGAGGAATAAACGAGCCGGAGGACGGCGTGTATTTCCTGACCCGTGAGCAGGAAGCAGAAGCAAAAGAAGCTGACCGGCTGGCTGAGATTAAGGACTTGCAGTCTGAAATTGACGACAGGGAAGCGGAGCTGAAAGACCTCCGTGCGCAGTTGGCACAACTGATGGCTGGCTGATTTTGTACAGCCATATTAAGCCAAAGTAAGAACAATAAAGCCTAATGAAGCCGAAGAAAGGAAAGAAAATGGGCAAATACAAGAAAGAAATCAAGCACTGCGAAAAGTGCAATAAGCCGTTTTCAGTGTTTCCGAACAGCACCGAAACTCTTTGCGCAAACTGCAAAAGGAACAACTTAGAAGAAACGCTCCGCAGGAACGGTCACGCACCGCAGCATACGCTTGTTAGGAGTCCTTATGACGAAATCAAAGAAGCGTTTGCTGTCGAAGATGCCGCAAGAAGAGCTTCCTGGGACTGGGACACGAGCATAGAGAAAACGTGCCGTGACTGCGGCAAAATGTTCGAGATTACTCGTGCAGAACGCATTTTCTTCGAATCGCATAACATGGCATTGCCTAAGCGTTGCCCGGCTTGCCGTAAAGCGAGAAAAGAAGCGAGGAAGGAGAACAACTGATGGACAACAGCAAAATCCATGAAGCTCTGATGGCTGTTCAGTCAGAGTTGAAAGCCCCCAAGGGGCAGATGAACAAATTCGGTGGATACAAGTACCGCTCGTGCGAGGACATTCTCGAAGCGGTCAAGCCCATCTTGAAAGCGCATAGCCTTGTGCTGCGGCTTTCCGACAAGCCTGTTATCGTTGATAGCTGGCATTATATCGAAGCCACTGCAACGGTTGAATCGCAGGATGGTGCCACCTATACGGTGACTGCATACGCTCGTGAGCCTGAGTTCAAGAAGGGCATGGACGATTCGCAGATTACCGGCACTGCAAGTAGCTACGCTAGAAAGTACGCTCTGAACGGTTTGTTCTGCATTGACGATACGAAGGACGCTGACACGGACGAGTACCAGAAGCGGACCACAAGCAGGGCAAACAAGCCTGCGAAGAAGCAAACGGAAGCGGAAACCATCCCCCCATGCGCTTGCTGCGGAAAGCAGTTGCAGCCTATTCAGTACAACAACCGCACCGTCACTCCGCTGGAAACTGCAAGAAACACAAAGAAACGCTTTGGACGCGTCCTGTGTTGGGAATGCGCTCAGAAACAGCCAAAGGAGGGCTAAACAATGCTCAACTCTATCGCAATTCAGGGTCGTCTGGTTCACACGCCAGAAGCTAAGGTTACGAAGTCCGGCAAGGATGTTTGCACGTTCAGCATTGCTTGTGACCGTCAGAGTGGCGGTCAGAAGGAAACCGACTTCTTCAACTGCACTGCATTTGGTAATACGGCGCTGTTCGTTTCCAAGTGGTTCCAGAAGGGCAGCCTGATTCTGGTGACTGGTAGCATCCAGACCCGGAAGTATATCGACAAGCAGGGGAACAACCGTACCGCAACGGAAATCATAGCGAACAAGGTTGACTTCTGCGGTGGCAAGTCTGACAGCAAGCCAGCTGATCGGGCGCAGGATGCACCGCAGAACTACTCTCAGGGCAACACGGACGACTTCTCTGTGATTGACGACAGTTCTGATCTCCCTTTTAACTAACGGTTACGCTACCGGGACAAAAGGCGAACCGCCTACCTTATATAAGAGCTGCGCTATCTGGCTGGACGGGCGTTTGGAAAGATGAAAGTTTTAGTCGCCTGTGAGGAATCACAGGAAGTTTGCAAGGCATTCCGGGCGAAGGGTCACGAAGCCTATTCCTGCGACCTGATTGAGCCGTCCGGCGGGCATCCGGAATGGCATATTCTCGGTGACTGTCTAAAGGCTATTGAGGGGGGGCAGGTCGTGACCATGGACGGAATCGCACATGATGTGCCCCGCTGGGATATGATTATCGCATTTGTCCCTTGCACAAAGACGAGCAACGCGGGAGCAAGACACCTGTACAAGGGAGGAAAGCTCAATCTTTCCCGGTATTATGAGGGATTGTGCGGCAAGGCGCTTTTTCTTGCCGTGTGGGCGGCAGATTGCGAAAAAGTAGTGATTGAGAATCCTACTCCCAGCAAGATTTTTGATTATCCGAAGCCTACGCAGGCAATCCAGCCATATGAATATGGGCATCCATACAGCAAGAAAACGCTACTGTGGGAGCGCGGTGTACCGCCGCTGCACCCGACAAACATCGTAGAACCTACTGCGACATGGTGTCCGTCTGGCTCTTATTCTCATAAACATGGAGAGCAGCATAAAGGGATGTTTACAACTGACCGGGCTAAAAACCGAGCAAAAACTTTTCCGGGCGTGGCAAAAGCTATGGCAGATACTTGGGGGTGATATAAAAAAGTGAGCATGAAAGCTTCTATAAAGTCTGGGGATAAATTTGGCAAGCTTGTTGTTATTAAGCAAAATGGAATACATAAAAAGCCATGTGGAACAACGGAAAGAAAATGGCTTTGCAAATGTGAATGCGGAAATTTTATTACGGTTCTCGGACATAACCTGAAAACTGGTAATACAAAATCTTGTGGTTGCTTACCAAAACAAATGAACAGATTGCCTGACAATAAGGGCGTTATAAACCACATTATTTTGCAATATAAGCGTCATGCAAGAGATAGAGGGATTTCGTGGAATCTTTCTTATGAAGAGGTTAGGAGTATTATCCAGAAGCCTTGCTTTTATTGCGGAGCTGAAAAAAGCGACCATACGGTTACCAAAAACTGCAAGGAAGGATATGACCATAATGGAATAGATCGAGTAGACAGTTCAAAAGGATACTCAGCAGAAAATGTGGTTCCTTGTTGCAAAATATGCAATCGAGGGAAAGCTAACATGAGTAAAGAAGATTTTATTGAATGGGCTTGTAGGATAGCAAAACATTCGCAAGCCATGTCCGAACAGTGGGGTTGATAAAATGATTACCTGTTGTCTCAACTGCACATCACGCCACCAAGCTTGCCACGACACTTGCGAGAAGTACAATGAAGAGAAGAAAGACTTTGAGGAACGCAAAGCATTCGTGTATGAGCTGAACCACAGCAAGAGCGTGTACCACCGTGATTATGAGGACAAGCACCGGGAAAAAGGCAAGAAGCGGTTTCTCGGAAGTGAATTTAGGGGTGAACGAGGATGAGACTTGTTGACGTAGAACCGTTTATTGAAGCGTGGAAGGAAACCGGGAACAGTAAAAAAGCAAAAGCTAAAGCGCTTATGAACAGCGGAATTTACTCTGAATACGATAAAGGTGTTGCCCTTGACGGCGCTGCCGACCTTGTTTTGGCACTTGCCGAACAGCTTGAAAACGCTCCATCAACTGCGTGGGCAAGTGTAAAGGACAAACAACCGGAAGAAGATGGAATTTATCTTGCTGTTTACGATTTTTGGAATTGGGAAAATCTGATTGCAACAAGGGAGTTTGTAAACGGAAAGTGGCTTGACAATGGAAATCCAGTCAAGTTCTGGATGCTGATTCCTAAAATTCCGGGAGACAACGAATGAACACCGGCAAGCAGTTTGAAGCAGATTTCAAAGCATCCGTCCCGCCCGATGCGTGGTGCTACCGACTGAAAGACAGTGCCGCCACCTACTACGGCGGCAACGAGAACCTGTCGTTTTCCATCGACAACATCTGCGACTTCCTTGTGTACCGATACCCGATGAACCACCTGTTTGAACTGAAAACCATCGAAACGCCCTCTATCCCTCTGGAAAAGGTGTTTGGCAAGTACGACAAGGCAAAGTGCAAATACCGCAAGGAAAAGCACATCACTGATATGGTGGAAGCGATGGGGTACAGCGGTCAGACCGCCCATGTGATAATCAATTACAGGGCGGTCAACCGCACCTTTGCAATCCCTGCCAGCAAGGTTCTGGCGTTCCGTTACAACGAGAGCCGGAAGAGCATCCCTTGGCAGTGGGCAGAGCAAGAAGGGATAGAGGTCAAAGCAAAAAGGCTGCGTGTCCATTGGCGGTATGACGTGGATGAGCTGTTAAAGAGATTGGAGAAAGAACATGGCATTGATATGTAATAGGTGTGGTGAAACATTTACACTTGAGGAATATAACAAAATGAAGAACAAACTTGAAGTTCGGCCAATAATCGGTGGAGAAGAAGGATGGAGCGTTCTTCTATGCCCCTCTTGTATGAAAAAGCTAAACGAATGGCTGAAAGGAGAACAAAAGTGAGCAAGAAGGTTTCAGACATCCTGCCCAAGACGGAAATCTTGGCACAGTTGGCAGAAGAAGCATCCGAACTGGCACAGGCTGCGTTGAAGCTGCGCCGGGCGCTGGATGGAACGAACCCGACACCGAAGAGCGTTGAGGAGTGCAAAAATGCGTTTGAAGAGGAATATGCGGATGTGATTGTTTGCATCTCTGCACTGGACTGCTCGCCTGAATGGTATGAAGATGTTACAGCGATGATTCATGCAAAAAGCACCCGCTGGCTATCTCGCCTTAAAGCAAAGGAGAATAAAAATGGCTGAATATCATGTTGGATGCGGACTATTCGGAACCATCTATGCCGGAACTATGATGAAGCAGCGGAAAGATGGATTGCAGTTATGGAGAAGCAAGTCTGATGTGACCGATGAAGCAGTTTCCGCTGTTCTGTCTCATTTTATTACTGAAATGGAGCATTCAGACAAAACGAAGCTCGAAAAGATGTGGGGCGTTATTGGAAACAAGAAGCTAAAAGTCACATTCGAGCTTTCCGTCAATAAGGAGCAGTCAGATGAATAAGTGTAGAAACCGCCCCTCGAATGGCAAACAGGCAATGTCAACCAACCTCCGCAAAATCGCACGGAAGAATCAGTTGTACGGCTTCCGCATGGCTTTGGATGGAATTTCCGCCACATGGGGCGCACTGATCCAGAATCTTCGGTGCGATGCAGACCTGACCGATGAACAGGTGCAGAAAATCATCCGTATTGGTGACAGGTACTGGGAGATGGTCGGCAAATTCAAAGAAGAGGACATGACCCCTGACGAGTTTGCAGATTACATCACAGCAAAGTCGGAGCAGGTCGAAAAAGAGCTGAGAGAAAGGTGGAGCTGATGGATAAGGAACAACTTGCCATCGCACGGTTGCAGGACGCTGCAAGGCTATCCGAGCATCGTTACAAGAAACCGCTCATGGTCACATACTCTGGCGGCAAGGATTCACAGGTGCTTGTGGCTCTGGCTGAACGTGCAGGAATCAACTTTGAGGTGGTCAACAGCCACACAACAGCAGATGCGCCGGAGACGGTCTATTTCATCCGTGAGCAGTTCAAGGCGATGGAAGAACGTGGAATAAAATGCTCCATCGTCATGCCGCGATACAAGGACAAGCCTGTGTCCATGTGGACACTGATTCCGCAAAAGCTGATGCCGCCGACAAGACTTGTACGCTATTGCTGTGCCGTTCTCAAAGAAAATACTGGCCGCGATAGATTTATCGCTACCGGCGTTCGCTGGGCTGAATCAACAAACAGAAAGAAAAACCGTGGAACGATGGAGTTTAGCCATCGTGACAAGGAGAAGCGCATCATCCTCATGGGTGACAATGACGAGAAACGGCAACTGTTCGAGACCTGCAACCTTAAGGGCAAGATGACCGTCAATCCTATCGTGGACTGGTCTGACGATGACGTGTGGGACTACACGCACAGCGAACACCTGCCTGTCAATCCACTGTATTGCGAATGGCAGAAGCGTGTTGGCTGCATCGGCTGTCCTATGGCCGGTAGGGGGGGCAGAAAGCGTGAGTTTATGCGCTGGCCTGCTTACGAAAAAATGTACATCTCGGCGTTTGGGCGAATGCTTGATGTCAGAAAAGAAAAAGGTTTACCGTGCGATTGGCAGACCGGCATGGACGTTTTTCGCTGGTGGATGGAAGATGACAACATCAGCGGTCAGTTGAGCATGGACGATTTTATGGAGGATAACAATGTTTGAATTTGCAACTCGCTGGCTGGTCTGCCTAGTCCTGCTGGCGGTGGTAGTTCAGTCCGAACGGACGATCAAAGGCATGGTAGACAACCTGTTTGAAAAACGTCAGGCAATGCTCGTCTGGCTGTTCATCAACGTGTGTCTGGTCGTGTGTACGGCTGTTGTGATGGGGTGGAAATGATGATTCAGGATATCAACATGGTAGGGCGTGAAAGGCTGGCTTTTCTGTATGGTCTTTATAGTGGCTGTGCGAAATCCGAAACTGAGCTTAATATCAAAGGCATTTATCAGAAAATGGCTTCCGAGTTAGCTTGGTGTTTGGGATTCAACGAGAACGACAGCAAATGTTATGAGATGAACGGAGAATAACCAATGGATAACGAGCTTTACTGCCCGATGAAGATGACAAGCAATCCGCTTGGTCGGTGCGTATGCGAGAAGGAAAAGTGTGCATGGTGGAGACAGTTGGACAACTGCTGTTCCGTCTGGCAGATTGCATGGAAGCTGGACAGCATCGAAACGAAGATGAAGAGGTGAGAGTTTGAACGAGTGGATTAGCGTAAACGATTCGCAACCGAAAAAAGATGGAATCTACTTTGTTGTATATAAGTTTTTGGATTTGAACGATTGCGTTTCAACAAGAGAATTTAGAGACGGTAAGTGGATAGAAGAGGTTGGACGTGAAGAGGTCAGGTTCTGGATGCAGATTCCAAAACTGCCAAAGGAGGTCTGATGCATGGCAACACCCCCGAAGCGTGGTCGTGGCAGACCGCCGCTGACCGAAGCTGAAAAGAAAAAGCGCGAGAAGCGGGCGCAAAAGGCGAAAGAAGAAGCCGCTGCGAAGCGTGAGAAAGAGCGAGAGAAGAAGAAACAACAGATGCTTAACAAGAGAAAGTCTATCCGCTCACAGGTGAGTAAAAAGGTGAAAGAACAACAGGAGTTAGCAATCACAAGGTCTAAGATGCTGAATACAGGCGATTTGCAATCGAGAATCGGTGATGAAGAGGACAAGAAGGTCATCGGCATGATTGCAGCCAAGTACTTTGGCGACCTTCCGAGCGTGGACATGAACAACCCGATTGAAGTTCAGCAGCGTCTTGACTTCTTCTTTGACGCTTGCATCGAAGCAAGAATCTCCCCTGTGGTGGAATGGATTGCACTGGTGCTGGGTATCGAATGGGTGAGCCTGAAGCAGATTATGGCAGGCAAACGCCGTGACGACAGCTTGCAGCAGAAGTACATCCTCAAGCTGATTCTGCAAATGCAGTCCATGTGGGCGTACAACGGTATGTATGGTCAGGAGAACCCGGCAGAGTGGATTTTCCGAGCCAAGAACTACTTTGGTATGCGTGACAATGTGGAAGTTACCGTTGCACCGCCTGAACAACCGTTGGGAGATGCCCAGAGCGCAGAACAGCTCGCCCAGAAGTACCAGACGGCTTTGCCGAAGGGGATTGACGTGGAGTACAGAGAGGTGACGGAGGAGTGAAAGAACTCATTGCTTTCTTTTTATTATCTTGGGCGGTCGCCTTTTTGATTATCAACAATTTTAACGATAAGGAGTAAAACATGAAAAAAGTAGCAACTATTATTTCTTCTGTGGTAGCAGCATTTTTTGCTGCAGTGGTTCTTTTGCTGTGTTTGGAGAGAGTGCCTGTTGGTTATGTTGGAGTTGTTTATTCGGCACGAGGCGTTGAACAGAACACCTTGTCGCAGGGCTGGCACTTTCTTTCTCCCATGAAGCACGTTAGCAAGTTCCCTATCAGCCAGCAGCAACTTATTTTTTCGGACGACCCGGCAGATTACAACGCAAAAGAACACGCAGACTGGCATATTGATGCTCCTGCAAGCGGTGGAATGGTTGGAGTAAACCTTACAGTAAATTATAACTTCATTCCAGACCGTGTTGTTGAACTCTACAGCCGTTTTAACGGAATGGATGGCGAAACGCTTGTGGAAAGCCGCATCCAGAACAGCATTATCGCCTACGTTAAGGAGGTAACGCCCCAGTTTTCTGTAATGGATATTTATTCTGAAAAGAAAACGGAAGTAAACAACGCAATCACAAATTATTTGAATGAAAAGCTTACTAATGAATACGGAATCAACGTTTCAAGTGCCCTCGTGATTGACGTAGAGCTGGATGAAACCCTGACCGAAAAGATTAGAGCGAAAGAACAGGCAAAGCAGGATGCTGAAATCGCTGAGCTGAACAAGCAGACTGCTCTTGCACAGGCTGAGACGGACAAGGTGAAGGCTCAGACGGAAGCTGATGTGAAAGTGATCGAAGCACAGGCAGAAGCAGAATCGAATCGTATCGTGTCGGAATCCATCACTCCAGAACTGATTCAGATGAAAGAAGCTGAAGCCAGACTGAAGCATGGATGGGTTACTGTCAATGGAGCAGATACAGTCGTAACAAAAGCTGATTGACTGGGAACATAATCCTTGCAAAATCAAAGACTGGAAAGCTTACAAAGAAATCCTGTTCAAGGATGTTGGGGAGGATGACTAATGCAAACTGACAGAGGAATCTACCACAAGCGAGTATGCGACCGCTGCGGAGCAGTTCTTGGCGGCAGGATGATGAACCCTGACGAATACTTCAAGAACTGGGCGTGGCGCAGGGACACAGGCGACCTTTGCCCGGAGTGCTATGCAGAGTATAAGCGAGTGATCGGGCGGTTCAACAGGAGAAAGAGAAGGTAGAGATAATGGACATTTACTGCACCACCGAACATTGCTCTTGCATGGGCATCAAGCAATTCTCCGCTGGCAAAGCTATCCGATGCACAGCAGAATCCTGTGAAAACAAATCTGAGCCGTCCTGTGGCTCTTGCAAATGGTACGCAGAGCCAGAGGGCGTATGTGTAAACGACCGGTCAGAACACGTTGCAGACTTCGTGTGGGACGAACGTGGATGCAAGGAATGGGAGAAGAAAGATGAGCGGAAGCAATGTAATCAGGCTGGGCAATGGCATTCTACTGGACAGCAAAGGGAAACTTTTATGCCAAACTGTGGACAAGTCCTGCTCAAACTGTAAATGGCACGACAGATTCTCGTGGGTCTGTTACAACGGTCTGTCTGAGTGCCGGGCTGATTTTACAGACCCGGACGATGTGTGCAAGGAATGGGAGATGAGAAAATGAGCTACGATATTTATTCGTGCGACCCAGTAACGCATGAACCGCTCAAAGCGGATAGTGCGCATTTTATCGCAGGTGGTATGCGCGCTATGGGCGGCACAAAAGAACTGTGGCTCAACGTCACCTATAATTACGGTCAATTCTATTATCGGCCGGAAGTGTTTGGTGAGGGCGGCATCCGCTCTATCTATGGCAAAACAGGCGCAGAAAGCATCCCGATGCTTGAAAAAGCTATTTCTGCGCTAGGTGACGATGTGGACGATAGCGATTACTGGCACGCCACAGAGGGCAACGCAAAACGTGCCCTGTACGGTTTGTTAGCGTTTGCAAAAATGCGTCCTGACGGTGTGTGGGATGGGGATTGAAAGGAGAAAGAGCAATGGCTAACACCCTTTGGCATCCTGCAAGCGAACCACCACGAGAGCGGACGCAGCCTTTGTTGCTTGCAACTAAGACAACGTGGCGTGATAAAGATGGAAAAATGTTGCAAGGAATCTCACCGACAGCGTACTTTCTTGGCTGTTACGCAGACGGTCAGTTCTGGGATGAGATAGGCGAGAGACTACCGGATAACGTGACGGTCACACATTGGATGCGCATTTATGCGCCGGAGGGTTGACAGATATGAGACCGATTGATGCAGATGCGCTGCGCCAGAAGATTGAAAAATGCGCTTTGGACGCAGACAGAGCTAGTTCCTTTTCGAATCCCGATGGAGGAGCTTTCTACGATGAGGTTCTGGATGCTATTGATGCAACACCGACTATTGACCCGAACATTCAGTGTCCTGTGACGCATTGAATGACGTTTCCGATGGTATAGGAGGGCTTATGGAAAAGAATGTCGTTGTTACGCAAGATATTGTTGACGCATTCACGGCAGAAATGCAGGAAGCATACAAAAAGTACGGTGATGATGAAGAAATCGTTCACAGCATGATGGATGGCATCATGTGTGAAACCTTAGAAAAGCTGGGCTTTGCAAAAGGCGTGGAAATCTTCAACGAAGCGCCGAAATGGTATGCGTAAGGAGGATTAAAAATGGATAGATTTGAAGGATTAACAGAAGCGATGACCCAATGTGCTGCATCACTTGAACAGCTTGCAAATGCTATCAGACAGTCCGAAACGCAGTGCGGCTACATCAAGAAGAAGCACAATCGGCCTGTATACCGTAAAGGTGCAAAGCTATCTGAAGGTTGCAAACGAATTATGAGAACGAGAGAGGGATTTAGAAAGTGAAAAAACTTAAATTTCCTGAGGATTTCTTCGCATACGACAACCCAGACTGCCCCGACAAGGACATTGAAAAAGCCGTGAACAAGATGAAGAACTGGATGAAGGGCGAGACCTACAAGAGTAATCCTTGGTTCTTTATGGCTGCTGGCAACTATCTGATTGTCGGCTTGATTGCTGAGGATGGGCAGAAAACAATCTACGTTGCACGGCAATATTATGAGATAGTCAATATTCCGGGCGAAGGTTGGCTGCGTGAACCTGACGCTGAGCGCTTGTTTTGAGGAGGATTAAAGATGGAGGAACTTAAGAAATGTCCATTCTGCGGTGCAAAGCCGCCCAAAATAGGATTGTTTGGACACGGTGTGACTTATTTTGTGATATGTAAAAGTTGCGGAGTAGAGACATCCGATGCGATTAGCAAAGAAAAAGCAATCGAAGCATGGAACAAACGCTACAAAGAGGACTGAGCATGGACAAAAAACGAGACAGCTTTACATTCCAACGATACTACTTTGAAGCCATCTCCACACTGAAAAGTAAAGAGAAACTGGAACTGTACGATGCAATCTGTGCATACGTTTTTGAAGAAAAAGACGCAACTTTGAACTCAAAAAAAGCAGAATCTTGCTTCATTTTGATTAAGCATCTGCTCGATGAAGAATTGAAAAGAAGCGATATTGCGTCAAAAGGATGGTCTACACGAAAGTCAGCTCATCCTCATGTCATAAATGAGATGAAGGTCAACTCATCTATGAGTTCAAAGTCAGATGACAATGAACTCATTGTATCAACTGACAGTCAGACGAACGTCAAGACCCTGCCGGAGAGTGCAGTCAAGAAGAAACCTGACATCTTCTCCGACTTTGCTCATGGCGATAAAGCCCTGTTGGAATCCCTGCGAGAGTTCGCACAAATGCGTACAAGAATCAAAAAGCCTATGACAGACCGGGCAAAACAGATGCTCTGCAACAAGCTGGAAAAGTTTGATCGGAACGACTGGAAAGCCATTCTCGACCAGAGCATCTATGCCGGATGGCAGGACATTTACGCATTGAAACAGGATGAACAGTACGAGCAAAGTACGGAGATGGAGTTTCCTAGACTATGACAATGGACGTTCAAACGGTATTTATTGGTGCGCTGATGCTCTGCAAGCCGGGCGTTGTGGATGAAATCATACCAGATCTTGAACTTGACTTGTTCAGACCTGAGCTGAGAGACGCTTTTGCGGCTGTTCAGGGCTATTGGACGGCTAGGGGTAAGATAGATATAGTCGAGATAAACACGCAGCATCCAGACGTAGCGCAGACGCTCTTGGCATGTGTACAGACCTGCGAATCGGAGTGTGTATGCATTGACAGGGAGCATATGCAGCGTTGGGCACAGCTTATCAGAGAACAAGCTGCACTCACTCGTGTGCAAGGTCTGGCATTTCAGATGACCAGTGAGCTTACCGACTATTCTGATCTATCAGACATTTACCAGCAGATGGGCGAAGCGATGAGCCTGAAAGCTGAGGAAGAAGATGCGTGGACATACGAGGATGTGTTGAACGACTATGTGCTTCACATGGACGAGAAGCCTGTGTATATCAAGACAGGCCTAGAGCGTCTGGATGAAGCGTTGCACATCTCACCGGGTGATTTTATTATCATCGGCGGCAGACCGTCTGCGGGCAAGACAGCCCTGTCCTTGCAAATAGCAGCAAGCATGGCAAAGCAGGACTACACCGTGTACTATTTCAGCTTAGAAACCAGCAAACGCAAGCTGGGCGCACGTCTGATGGCTAATCAAATATACTGCCCTCTGGACACGGTGAAAAATAAGGCGGTTAGCTTGAGTGAGATTGACGGACAGGCAAAGAACATGAAGATGCCCTTATATATCCGCTCCGCTGCCGGGAAGAACGTAGCGTGGATGAAGGCTCAGGCTCTCCGTAAAAAGGCTCAGGTCATCTTCGTAGACTATCTTCAACTCATCCACGAAACGGGCGCAAAGGACAGATATGCCGCAATTACAGCCATATCCATTGCCTTGCACGAACTGGCACAGACCACAGGAATTGTCGTGGTGGCACTGGCACAGCTTAATCGAAACCCATCCAAGCCCGGAGCAACGCCTACTAACTCAGACTTGCGAGAGAGCGGACAGATTGAACAGGACGCAGATGCAATTATCCTTCTGTCCGGTGATAATCCTGACAAGTACCTGTTCCGGCTAAGCAAGAACAAGGAAGGCGAGATAGGAGACCTCCCCATCACGTTTAACAAGCAAATTCAACGGTTTCAAGAATACACTTGGATGGATTGAGCGCATGGGCTGTCAGCAATGACGGCCTTTTGTTTTTGCCAACTCCACGAGAAAGCCTGTTTTAAGGCGTTTTGGATGCTAGACGATAACTTTATCGACTTAATCACGAAAATTCGCCACAGACGCTCGTAGGCGGCTCTCCGTTGATGCTGATGGTATATCTCAAACTAGACCATGCGATTAGAACGATGTAGGAGCGTGGAGAACGGCTTTTTAGGGTCAGACGTGAAAGTTATCGGGTCAATCAGAAAAACGTGGCAGACAGGTTCCTACACGCCTTTCCAGTGATGATAGCAGCCAGATGAGCGGATGCCAACGACTATTTGTCAAATCTCAGGACTGATTGAGACGAAAAAACGCTTTGGCTATCACTTTCAGAAATGGCTTTCAAATTTTTGTCCCCTTTCCCCCTTGTTTCTTCTTTCCCCCTTTTGTCCCCCTCTTTCCCCTACAACCCCTATTACCCCCTATAATCCCCCTAACATCTTCCGTGCTCCCCCTTTCCCTCCCTGTGTGTTTAGCGCGTCCGCGTGCGTTATATGCGCCAGCGCGCGCGTTGACGGAGCCGGGTGTGCCACGATAGTTCAAAAGTGAATAAATAACACTTATGCGAAATTGCAAGCTGGTTACCCTCTATTTCCAAAGCTACACCGTTAGCCAGCAGAGCAGACCGTATGCGAGAACTGGTGTGAGGTTCGGACTGGTGGATTGTCTACGACTATTTCACATGGAGAATTGACTTCATTTTGTAGTCGGTTGAATATGTAGAAATGTTGCATAACTGTATAAGCGGTTGATTACAGGTTGAAAGCAACTGACCAGCAGAAACGGTCTGTCTTATTGGTTAAAAATATTGAGGTATTTAGCTTGCGACTATTCCTAGTTGAATGCTATGGATTTAATGAAATGTCATAGTGTGTTGATAGGAATTAAATCGGGTGCGGGCAGACCGAATCGGATGATACGACTATTTCAGCAGAATAATAGTTAAAAAAATTGAGTAATTGTCTGCGGCTATTATAATAAGTACGATTGCTAAATATTTTGAGGTAATGTGATGTGGATTAAAATTAACAGGTGTCAAGACACATACTGATTTTTGGGGATGTCTGATGGCTTAGCGACTATCGCACCTCTCTTTCTCTAAAAGGCAAGCGACTATTTCACACAAAAAATACACGACTACTTGACGATGATTCGCAAGAAAACACTACGACTATTACTCTGCGACTATTAGCGGGCTGTTCGTTACTATACAATATATAGGACTTTCAAAAGCTAGTCGTCTGACGACTTTACGACTATTTCACGACTATTCTAGCGGAGAAATTACGACTATTGGCTACGACTATTCCAGAACCTTTTACGACTATTCCAGCCGGAACGCTACGACTATTGCTGACCTCTATTAGCTATCGGGCGAAAGCCCGAAAAGAGCTGCGGCGAAAGCCGTCAATGGTTCCGCGCCGCCCGCCCTGTCCCTGTCGCTGGACTTCCCCGCCGGGTGGAGGGTGCCAGCCGGTGAGGCCTGACCGTTGACCCGGTGCCAGATTGCAAACCGCCGGGCGTGGGAAGTATCGAGACCTCCGCCGGGCTGACCCTGTACAGGTGGAGACGCTGACCCCTCAGCAGGTGCGCCGGGTCTGTGCTGCTGGTAGTGTGTTAGCACTTGCCAGCAATTCACAGGCGGCAGGAGATGATCCCGCCGGGCTGGCATGGTCTGCGATATGCTGCACAGTCTGGCATGGATCCATAACAGGGGCGCACCCCTGCACTCTTATATACCTTATTATAATAGGGCGGCTGTGCTGACCTGTATAGCGTCCCAGCGTGGCGGTGGTATCTGGTATGTGCTGGAGACGCTACGGCGCTGTGATACGCTCCAGCGTGGCGCAGGCGGTATTATAGCCGCTTGTGTCTGTCTGGTATTGTGGGCGGTTGAATTGGCATAATTGCAGGAAAAGCCACTGTAAAGACCTGTGCGCCGTTTTGCGTCGTTGGCGGTATAATTTGCATTAACAGCACAAAACACGCTGTAAACGCTTGTATGTGGTTGTATTGCAGCAGGGCAAAATAAAAGCCCCGCCGGTGTGGGCGGGGTAAAATTATTATTCATGAATCAAACCGCCGTTTTGCTCTTTCATTTGTAAATACCACTCATCATAAGATACATAATATGAAACGGCAGGAAGGTCTTTTTTATTGTAACTTTCTAGTGTGTCGAACTTTTCAAAACGTGAAACGGGGCGGGGGCCGATATCATCACCCCAGTAAAAATATATTGCATTGCCGATTTTGACGGCTGCCCCAGTACCACGCCTAATAAGCTGTGCAAAAATCTTTTTTTCATCGGCTGACATTTTGCGAAAAAATTCGTTAAACCCTTCAATAACCTTCATTTCATGCGCCCCTTCCCTGTGAGTCTGTTGCTGTTAGTATATCATACTGCAAGCCCTAAAAACAGGACTTGCAAGAAATATTTTTGCCCTTTTGGGCTGGGGCGGGGTTGCTTTACGGTGCAGCCCCGCTAAAGTGTCCGATCGGCGTCACTTTGACGCCTTAAACAGCGCAGAGAAAAACCAGAAAAAGAACAGAACACAGGATAATATCACTTGCCGCACCCCCTCATACCACGCTAAACCGCTTGTAACTGGTTTTGCTGCTACACTCTGCGTATACGTCCGGGTGTAGCGTCTTGAGTAGCTTGCTATCGAGTCGGACGCTCTGCACGTCCTTATAAATGGCCTTTGCAGTGCCCTGCACCATTTCAGGCGCGCCGTGCATCATACTAATTATATCCGTCTTGATAGCGTCGTTCATCGCTTCAAGCTCTTCTATTAAGCGTTTGTTTTCCCTATACTCGTTTACTCTTTTTTCGAAATCAGACATTTTTTTAGCCCTCCAAAATCCCTTTATTAGTGAATAGCGTCCTCAAGTTGCGTTTTTCGTATTCTCTCCAATTTTCGCCGATTGCAAGCGCTGAGTTTTGTGCCCAAAACGGGACGCCCGCCCGGTCAAGCTGACCAAACAAAAAATGAATGGTTTTGTCAGCCTTGTCTAAAAACCCGACGTCGCCCGGGTCTTTTTCCCTGCAATATGAGATCTCAGCCATCCAATATGCAAGGGATTCTAACAGGCCGTACGCCTTTTTGTTTGCCGTGTATGTCATTTTGCGCCCTCCTCAGCTGTTTAAAAAAGCAATCATAACGAGTGCGCCGGATATCATGCCGCCCACGTACCAGAGGGCTGCCCATTGGGTAAAGTCAAGTGCAATCATACTTTGCACACCTCCCGAACAAATTCCATCTGCAAGCTGTGCAAGTGCGCCGCAAGCTCCTCAGCGTTCCACAAATCCCGGCGCATTTCCCGCGCCCGCTTTTCGTAGCGGCTGACCGTTTCACGGTCGGGCTTGATGTTTCCAAATGGGCGGTATCCGGTGCAGATTGCAACGCCTGAGGTGATCGGGTAAATATCCGCGTTCCATCCATACACGCCAACGGTATATGCGGCGGGGTCGTCCATGCACAACATATTCTGCGCATCGCAATAGCTTACTTGGATAATGGTCGGATACTGGGATTTAATATCCCGCATGGTTCTTTTTGCTTTCATGGTTTTGCCCTCCTGTTTTGTGGTGGTGTGGTGGTGTACATCCTCTGTACATTTACTATTATACACGATTAAACGTACAAGTCAATAGTATATTCAAGATTAAACGTACAAGCATATAAAAACGTTGCACAGGCAACATACAAGCGCACACCCTCCAGCGTCCCAGCGTGTCCAGCGTTTGGGCGTGTGCGCCTTCCTTGCCTTGCGTGGTCTGCCTTGCTGCCTGTGATGTGCAGGCCGTCCGGGTGCGCTGGGAGGTGCAGGGAGCCACCGGCGGGGTATATAGCCGCCGCCCAGCCCCGCCCGGTCAGTCCCGTCACCACCGAAAAAATAAAAAAGACCCACCCCACCTTCACAAAACGAAACCCATCCGATTGTGCAAGTCTCCAAAAATTCCAAAAAATACAAAAAGACCCCTTTCGGAGCCTAGATTGTGGTATAATCAGCTAAAGGCTATGTGCCAAAGAAAGGAAGAATCGAAAATGAGAAAGAGAATCGTTGCGGCAGTCCTTATGGCTATCTTGGCTTGCATTATGTTGGTTGGCTGCGATAGCGGAGACTTTGCGCCTGAAATCAGCGAGGATGCTTATAAGGCGCAGTGCCGGCAGATGGATTACAAGGAACTGTTCCGCTATCCCGATAAGTACAAAGGAACTAAGGTTATGGTCAAGGTCAGGGTTGCACAGATTGTAAGCGCAAACTTCTTCGGCAGCATGAAAGCATGGAGAGCCTACACCGATAACAGCGGATACGGATTCTATGCAGATGATGAGTATTATATGCTGGACAAGCGTGGCAGTTCCGCCGTAAAGATTTTGACTGATGATATTGTCGTTGTCTACGGTGAGTTCACCGGTCTTGAAGAAGTAACAAGAGCGTTGACTGGCACGACCGATGAACTCCCGCGCATAGAAGTGAAGTACGCAGACCTCGCAAAATAATCCACAACAAGAAAAGCCAGCGGCTAGATGCTCTCTAACCACTGGCTTTTCTTATAGGCTGTTATGTATTATGCGGACTGCTTTTCTTCCTTGACCTCAAACTTCACGTTTGTGGCCGCTGCCAGACGGCGCACGGAGTTGATGAACGCGGATTCCATTTTCTTGTCTTTGCTGTCGAAGATGATGTCAACAGCGTTGATTTTCCGCACAAAAGTTTTGCTCATGCCTTTAGATGCGGCATCCTTCTTGCGGTTATCCAAACGGCGGCGAACATCGAAGCCGTTCTCTTTCATTTCATCGTAGACTTCATTCCATACGTCTGCGTATGCCGTACCACCTCCACGCTTAGTTGCAATGGCATTCAACGTGCGCTGACAGACCTTTCGTGCATCGTCCTTGACGCTGAGGGTCATGATCGAGCACATATTGTTGAAACTGGATTCAATGGCATCCACACGCTTTTCGGTTTCTGCGCTTCGTGCAGCCTGCTCGTTCACGGCCTGAACCATCATGTTCAAAATCTGCAAGCTGCTCGGCTGCCCGATCGGATAATGTGATACGTTCTTCTCAAGGTCAATCAGCTTCTGGCGAATCTCCATGCCCTCAGGTGTCCGCTGAATCATCGCAATGTGCTTTGCCATGTCCAGAGTGATGACGTGTTCAATGCGTTCACCGGGCATTTCTGTCCCATCTTGACGCTTCGGCTTTTTCCGAAGCGTGTAATAATCCGCATCTTCGCTAAATCCGTAGCCGATCATGCGTTGCATCCAGTCGGTGTACTTGTCTTTGATTTTGAGCCGTTCGTGTAATTCCCGACCCAGCACAACCTTTTCGCCAGTGTCGGTGTCGTACACAGGGATAACATCTTCGGAGAAGATTCGGATGGTTTCAAGATTATTATTCATAGAAATTTAGCCTTTCTATCTTGCGAGAGCAGGCCATCTCTGGTATAATAACCCAAAGAGGGTCTATACTCTCTGAGTGTTTCATAAGACGTTCGCTGTGGTCGGCAAACTTTAGCGAGCGTCTTATTCTTTTTCATCATCAGGCATGGGGTACTTTTCAAGGTAGGCATCGCGGACGGCCTGTGACAGCGATACGCGGCACTTCTTGCAGTGCTCCACCAGCAACTCATACTGACGATCAGTGAAGCCAACGGCTACCTGATGGCGGTATGCTTCGATGTAAGGGCTTCTTGCCATGTTCTTATCTCCTTTCTTTGAGGTGCATTAAGTGTAATCGCAAAATGTAGTAAAGTCAAGCGGAAATAGACCAACGAAACACTACATTTAGTGTTCGTTCATCTTGACAAACTACTTTCTACGTTTTGCACAAAACTCAGCCTTTGTTTTTGGCTGCTCCGGCTTCGTACCCTGCCCGGTAGTTCAGTTCGGACAGCTTACCCAGTGCTTCTGCGTACTCCCTGTCCTCGCTGGTCGGCTCTTTGCCGTGTGCGAGGGTTTTCAGAAATTCTTCGGTTTTCGTAGGAAAGTTCATGTTTTTTGCTCCTTTCTATTGCAGAAGCGGTCTGCTTCTGCTATAATAATTGGCAGAAACCGAGACTGCGCCCTTGGTTGCGCAGCTTCTGTTTTGTGGTGGAATAGGTCATCAGTGCAACTTTGGTCGGTATGCTGACGGCCTATTTTTTATGCCACAAAGGATAAATCTGCCATTGTTGGCTGATTCATCGTGTGTTCTGCTGTCTTAGATTATAGACGCTTGGTATATAGTTGTCAACAGCCCAATTTGTATAATTTGCATCAGATATATCTGATTTTTACTCATTATAACGTAAATTTACGTTATTTGATAGTACTCCCGTAAACGGATTAGTTTACCCTAGTGATAGTAACTCAAAAGATATTTTTCGATAATTCGTAAGGCTACTATTCAAGTATACAGTTTGTAAATCGACGAAAAAGTTTACAGCCGTTTGACCACCCTATTGATAGTAAAAATTTAAAAATACGCAAACTTTCTCTTGACGATTAAACGTACATGATGTATAATGGGGTCAAGAAAGAGAGCTGGTAAAAATGAAAAATGTGGCTGCGTATGTCAGAGTTTCCACAGATGGGCAATGTGGCGAAGATAAATTCGGAATGGAAGCCCAGAAAGAGCAAATCGAAGAATACTGCCGCAAGAATGATATGAATATCATCAAGTGGTTTACTGATGCTGGCGAATCTGGTGCAAAAGAAAGGCCAGGATTTGACAGTATCGTGTATGGCGATGTTTCCAATCCTCCGTATGAAGCGGTTGTTGTTGCAAAAAGCGATCGAGTTGCAAGAGACATCAATGTTTATTATTATTACAAGATGCTTCTGCTTAAAAAAGAGATTTCTCTTATTAGCGTTGCGGAAGATTTTGGGAAAATGGGAGTTTTTTCTACAATGCTTGAAGCGTTTACACTTTGCTGCGCTCAAATGGAGCGTGAGAACATCACGAAAAGAACTTCTAGCGGCAGAGCCATTAAGGCTGCAAGCGGTGGATATAGCGGAGGCAAGGCTCCGATGGGGTATGAGGTTAAGGACGGGGAACTTTCAATTAAAGAAGATGAAGCAATAATTGTTCGGCGTGTTTTTGAATTGCGTGATGCTGGCAATACAATTCGTGGCGTAGCGGACAAATTGAATGAAGAAGGCTACTGCGGCAGAAATGGAAAGCCGTTTACCTCTAGCACAATTCAATCCATTCTTGGGAACAGAAAGACCTATGAAGGCTACTACCGTTACGGCAAAAGCGATGAATGGGTTAAAGGAAAGCAAGAGCCTATTTTGTAAAAGATACGGAGGGCATTTTCATGATTGAAAAGAAAGTTGAAGAATCAACTGCTTGCAATGCGTTTATGAAGAACGCAACTGCTGTAATTCTTGAGTATGTGCTTGAAGTTGGAATTGATAAGGCTGTAAAAGATTGCGTTAAAGATAGCGAAATCGTTCATTGTTTTCCCCATCTTGAATCCTACGCAAAGGAACACGGATTTATGTGACCCGCCAGACATGGTATGGATTGCTGAACAGAACAGGTGAAAGGAGCAAGAGCCTATGGATAAGTGGAACAACAGAAACTCGTATGATTGGCTTGCAGGAGCAGTCGTTGGGCTGCTTACCGGGTTCTTCATCGTAGCTGTGGTTGCGAGGTGCGTTCTGTAATATTTTCAGTTGACGTTGTTCGCAACCTAGAATAAAACAGAATGAGAAAGGAAAAGCGACATGAAAACCGTAAAATTGTCTGAGCAGAGCTTGAAACTCATTGAAACGCTGTGCGATTACACCGACAAGCCCGATATTCTCAACGCCGTCGCAGACGCCTTGTACTACGATGCGGACGAGCTGAAACGCAGGCTCAACCAGCTTGCAGAAGAAGTCAAATAAACTGTGCAACCCATTTATTAAGATGGGTTTTAGTAAATAATTGTCTGAAGTGAAATTATAAAACCGAATATTTGATTTTTGTGCAGTTGTAGGCACTCTTTACATTTTCAGGTAGGGGGTGCCTATTTTTTTATGCAGCCAAAGCAGTGTATCGCCATCATCGACAGCATCAAAGCGTATGCAAAACAGAACCCGACCGAAGCACAGGTCTATGAGGACTGGTTTCAGGCGGTGGTGAACCTTAGAGACGCTTTGCCGCAAGACAAGCGGTTCGATGCCTACAAATACTCTGGTGAGCTGCGCTCTGTCTGTGCAGCCATGATGGGCAAGATGAAAACAGGCGAGGACGTGGCAAAGGTCTATGACATTATCGGCCGGACGTACTTGTTTGAAGCAAAAGATGTGTTCGACAGCTATTGCATCTACCTCGAATGGAACCGTGCGCCGGAGAAGAAGTTCTATCAGCCTAGACGCAGGGTTCTGAAAGTGCTGGCATATGACCTTGAGGACTTGTTTTATAAGCGGATTGACTTCTTGGGAGTTAGCTTGCCCGCTCGCGTAGGAAAATCGACGCTCTGTATATTTTTCATCACATGGCTGATGGGCAACCGACCTGACGTTGCATCGGTTATGAGCGGACATTCCGACAAGCTGACCAATGGCTTCTACGGCGAAGTGCTGTCCATCATCACCGACCCTGTGACCTACAACTGGGGCAAAATCTTCCCTGACGTTCAGCTTGTGGACAAAAGTGCAAAGGATGAAAGTGTTGATCTGAACCGAAAGAAACGCTTCCCCACCCTGACTTGTCGTTCCATTGGCGGTACGTTGACTGGTGCTGTTGAAATCGGCGAGGGCGGCGTTCTGTACAGCGATGACTTGATCGAGGACTTAGAGGAAAGCCTGAATGTTGAGCGCCTGAACAACAAGTACGATGCCTATCTGAACCAGTTGAAAGACCGTAAAAAGCAAGGCGCATTGGAACTGATGGTCGGTACACGTTGGAACGTGCTTGACCCTCTGGGGCGCATCCAGAACCAGTATGCAGACAACCCAAAGTACAGATTCCGGGTGATTCCTGCGGTGGATGAGAACGGACACAGCAACTTCAATTATGACTATGGCGTTGGCTTTGACGATGCCTACTATGCTGATATGAAAGCCAGCATTGATGACGCAACATGGTGGGCAAAGTACATGGGTAAGCCCTATGTGCGTGAAGGACTGCTATTCCCTGCCGATGAACTGCGGTATTTCAACGGTGTTCTGCCTGATGGGGAGCCTGATCGCAAGCTCATGGTCATGGATATTGCATGGGGCGGCGGTGACTTCACGGCCTGTCCTATCGCTTATGTGTACGGAGATGCTGTGTTCATCCCAGACCTTGTGTTCAATAACGGCGATAAGACTGTGACTAGGCCGGAAGTCGTGGGCAAAATCATCCAGCACAAAATCAATGTGGTGCGCGGCGAAGCCAACAACGGCGGTGACGAATATTGTGACGTGGTAGACAGCCAGCTTCGGCAGCAAGGCTATCACTGCTCTGTTCGCAGCCAACGTGCGCCCAGCGGTCAAAGCAAGCTGTCAAGAATCATCCAGTATGCGCCGGACATCAAACGGTTTTATTTCCTTGACGAGAAACACCAGTCGAAAGAGTACAAGGCGTTCATGGAACAAGTTACGATGTTCACGCAGCTTGGCAAAGTTCCGCACGATGATGCACCGGACAGTCTGGCACAGCTTGCCGATGAATTGTACAACGGAATCAGTAAAATTGAGCCTGTCAAGAGGCCATTTTGATTAAAAACACAATATATTGTGTTCGCTGGGTCTATTTATTTGATTTCACCACTTGACAAGGCTTATAATGTACGCAGGAAGTTTTGCAGCTTCCCTTAAAGGAATAGCTTGCACGCGGGGTTTTGTCATTTTACTCGCGTGCGTGTCAACAAGCATATTCCTCCTTTCACCGGTGGAGGTTTTCTCACTCTTTCACCTTCACCGGGCTTTATATGTTGCGTTTCCAATTGTTAGGGGAATGCCAGCCTGTCTCCCCCATGGCTGGCAAGCAACGGTTCGATTCCGTTACGCAGCACAACCAACTACCTAGCTTTGCATGGCTTTATTCTCCAAAACCTCCACTGCTATTCCCGGCTCTCGATGTGATGTTTAGGCATGACATTGCAAAGAGCAGCGGTTAACCAATCAAGCCGGGTTTCTATGTTGCATTAGCTCAGTCAGGCTAGAGCATCCGGCTCATAACCGGACATACATTGGTTCAAATCCATTATGCAGCACCAAAATTGCAGCTTACCCGTTGACTGTCCGTCAAACTGAATGTAAAGGCTGCAATGGTTTTCTTCGGGCGAAGAATAGCACGGCTGGAAGTGCGAACAGTTTCCCAGTAGCTTCTGACAGGTCTGTGCTCAACAGCCTGTTTCCAGAAATCCAACGAAAGGAGCACAGATGGTAGCAAAAGTACGATGCAAGCGTCCTCGAAAAGACGCAAACGGCAATCCGTGTGATTGCGGGCGTTATCTTGGCGAAGTGGAAGGTAAGTTCTCCCTTCTGTGCCCTCTTTGCCATTGGATCACAATTGGAGATTCCAACCTTCCAAAAGATACATGGGTCTCCGTACCAAAGTTTAAAAACTGAATAGCTTTTGAAGCGCAGTTGTAAGCGCAGTGAGATAGACCTTAACAGGTTTGTCTTGCTGCGCTTTTTATTTTTGCCGGAAAGGAGGAACGCATGGCTGAGTATCAGATGGTTGTTAGCGGCTTTTTGAATGAGCCGCTGACCGGACGTAGACCGATTGAAACGCCGGAGACGGAAATCAATCGCGCAAACGTGCTGAAAGTGGTCATGGGCAAGGCAGAGCCTATTCATCTGCTGAACAAGAACGAGATTCGCTTTCTGCACAACTACTACTTAGGTAGCCAGCCTGTCCTCAACCGCACGAAGGAGTACCACGCTGAAATCACCAACCGCATTGTGGAGAATCACGCCAACGAGTGCGTGGGCTTTTACACAGGCTACATGAGCGGCACTCCTTGCTCTTATGTGCGGTCTGAAACGGCAACTGGTGAAGGAGAGGAAATCGCCCGCTTGTCCAATGCTTTGCAGTATGAGGGCAAGGACGCGCTTGATCGGCGGCTCTGGCAGTGGATGTTGGAGTGCGGACAGGGATACCGCATTGTTCTCCCTGACAAGGGGTACAACGGCAACTACCCGGACGAAACGCCCCTGCTGGTGGATGTTCCCGACCCGGACATGGCGTATGTGATTTACAACTCTGGCATCGGCCACAAGCCCATTGCCAACGTGCTTCACATCCCACGCAACTATCAGAATGACCTGAACGACCTGATTTGCGTGTATACGCCAAACCAGTACTTTGAAATCGACAACGGCAAGGTCACAAAGTCGGAGAGCCATTCTCTCGGAATGCTGCCGATGGTCGAATACAAGCTGAACCCGGAACGGATGGGTCTGTTTGAACCGGCTATTCCTGTGCTGGATGCCATCAACGACCTTGAAAGCAACCGTCTAGACGGCGTGGCACAGTTCATCCAGTCCATCATGGTGTTTACCAACTGCCTTGTTGACGAGGATGCGTTGAACAAGGTGAAAGAATTGGGCGCAATGTGCCTGAAATCCACCGCTGGTCTGCCCGCTTCTGTATCGCAGATTGCAAACGAGCTTGACCAGCAGCAGAGCCAGACCCTGCTTGATTCCATGCTGAACGTGTATCGCAGTCTGACCGCAATGCCTAGTGCCACTGGTAGCGAGAACTCAACGTCTGACAACGTGGGTGCGGTCATCGTTCGTAATGGTTGGAATCATACCGAAGCGAGGGCGCAGCAGTACGAGAATATGTTCAAGTATGCTGAACGCCAAAGCCTGTCTGTGATGCTCAAAATCCTGCGTGACACGGCTGGTTCTAAGCTGATGGCAAGTGACATCAACATCAAACTGCCACGCCGTCAGTATGATAACCAGCAGAGCAAGGTTCAGATTTTCGCACAGATGATTCAGCAGCCGATTGACCCGCAGTTGGCGTTCACTACGCCAGGCCTGTTCCCAGACCCGCAGGCTGCTTACGAAATGAGTAAGCCCTTCCTGATTGCTTCCGGCAAATTGGGCGAGGACGGGAAAGCACCGAAGCCGCAGGAACAACCTAAACAGGATGTTGCCGACACAAATGCCGGGAACATGGCTGATAAACAACCAAACAATGCGGATGGAGAAAAAGATAATGCGTGATTTTTGGAAACAGTTGTTTTGCAAACATGACTATACGCTTTCTCGTTGGCATTGGACGCACGGTATCAACGGAGACGAACCACGCGAAATGGAGTGCGAGTATATCTGCACGAAATGTGGAAAATTCAAATGGACGCACCCTGACCGGAATTCGGCGCGAGAAAAATCTATTTTGGACAGCGGCATTGAGCCGTACAAAAGAATTTACCCAAAGGAGTAAAGAATCACCCCGAATTTTCGGGCTGATATATTCCGGCAGGGAAGCCGGGATACAAATTTCGCAGCGTTGCAGGGAAGCAACGGTAAAAAAACGCAGGAGGAAATTAACGATATGAAACTCAACGTGTTGCTTGGTGATGCCTACAAAGAGGGCATGACCGCCGATGAAATCATTTCTGCGCTTGAAAAGGTTGCAGACCCTAGTGCAGAGGTTGAGAAGCTGCGTAACGCCGTGACGAAAGCCAATGGTGAAGCTGCTGAGTACAAGAAGCAGCTCAAGGCAAAGCGTACCGATGACGAGAACGCCGCGCAGGAACAGGCTGACAAGCTGGCAGAGATGCAGAAACAGATTGAAGCCCTGACTGCCGACAAGGAGAACCTCGTCAAGGAAAAGACCCTTGCATCTTACCGTGAGAAGTTCGTTGCACAGGGTTATGACGCTGAACTTGCCAACAAGGCTGCATCTGCACTGGCTGACGGTGACATGGACAAGGTGTTTAAGTTCCAGTCGGAGTTTATGACTGCTCACGACACCGCATACAAGGCTTCTCTGCTGAAGGATATGCCCACACCTCCGGGTGCGGATGGCAATGGTGACGGCGCAGATAGCGCAGGTGTTTCCTTTGCTAAACGCTTTGCGAAGGAGCGCGCAGACGCAAATAAGGCATCGAGTGACGCAATGACCGCTTTCCATTAAGGAGGAAAACATGAAGTATACCACTACTCCGGTATCGGCCCCTGAAAGCACTATTCTTGCTGCTGATACCTACGTTGCCATTCCTTTTACCGTCAAGGAGACCAACGCTGTTCCGGCTGGCTATCCTATGGCAAAGACTGGCCTGAAAGCTGCTGCCACCACTGGCACCAGTGCTACTGATGCAGCTACCGATGCCATTGGCATTCTGCTGCACACTGTTGACCCTGCCGTCAACCCCAATGGCGCACTGCTGATTCAGGGCGTTATTGATGTGGACAAGGCAAAGCTGTCCGGCTTTACCTATTCTGCAAACGATATTGCCGCTCTGAAAAAGGCTGTTCCTGCCGTTTTCTGCCGTACCGATGTTGGCGCAAAGAGCGAGTAAGGAGGACTAAATTATGGCACTGAATCTGAATCTGAATGAAATCTTCTCCCCTGCTGCGATTGCCGCCTACTGGACGAATGACCCGACCAATGCGCAGCCTTATGCTTCTGATGCTCTGTTCCCTGCCCGTAAGAAGGTCAGCATGGAACTGAAGTGGCTGCGTGGTCACAAGGGCGTTGGCGTTTCGCTGAAGCCTAGCGTGTTCGACACTAAGGCTACGTTCCGTACTCGTCAGGGCATCAAGATGACCGAGACCAGTATGCCGTTCTTCCGTGAGGGCACTCACATTGACGAGGAAGATCGCCGCAAGATTATCTCTGTTCTGGCTACCAATCAGGAGTTTGCGGCAGACGTTATCAATCGTGTTTACGATGATACCGCACAGCTTATTACCGGCGCTCGCATTGTGCCTGAGCGAATGGTGTGGCAGCTTCTGGCTCCTAAGACTGGCAAGCCCGGCATCTCCATCGAATCCAACGGCGTGAGTTACGTCTACGATTATGACCCGGACGGCACTTGGCAGCAGTCCAATTACAAGGCTCTGGCTACCAAGGAGAAATGGGATGCTCCTACTACTGCAACCCCCATCGCCACGATGACCACTGCCGCAAACACCGTGCTGGCAAACACTGGTGAAATTATCACCGATGCCTACATGAACACCGACACTTTCCACAAGATGATTGCTGCGGATGAAATTAAGAACCGTTATCTGACGGTTATGAAGACCACCACCGCTGTGCTGGTTGATTCCGAAGCACGTTCCGTTGTCGAAAGCGCCTCCGGCATCCGCATCCATCTGTACGACAAGATGTACAAACCGGAGGAGACCGCTGCTGCCGAAAAGTATCTGCCTGATGGCTATGTCGTGCTGGCTCCTTCTGGCTCTCTGGGCAATATGTATTATGTTGCCACTCCTGAGGAAGCCGACCTGATGGCTGGTATCTCCAATGCACAGGTTTCCGTTGTGAACACTGGCGTTGCTATTACCACCGAGCAGACCGTGCATCCTGTCAACACCAACATCTACGTCTCTGAAATCGTCCTGCCGTCCTTTGAGCGTATGGACGCTGTGTACTGCATCAAG